CCCGTAATGGGAGGGTTGGGGAAGGACCCAAAGGCCCGGGGGTTGCGATTTTGCAACACTTTAGACCCCCCGCTTATCAGCCAGGGCGGACTCGAACTGAGCGGGGAACTCACGCTCGTAGGTGCCGACTGCCACCCGCTCGAAATCGAACCGGGGCCGGTAGGCTGCCAGCCTGACGAACATCAGCACCGGCTTGATGGCTTTTCCGAAACCGAACGTGGTGCGCTTGTAGATGCCCGGGGACAGCACGTTACGGCCGCTATTGGTGCGGCCAGGCAGGACGCTGAAGTACTCGAAACCACGAACCTTCCGCGTCCCCTTGCGCCGCTTCGCACGGCCTTTCTCTCGCATGTTCTGGGTCGACCCTGCAGATCGCTCAGCAGCATCAAACCAGGACAGGATTTGCCGGATTTGCCCAACCCGCATATTGCCGTGCTGATCAATTTCCGCGCCCGCGCCCGGCACTGCAGACCAGCCAGCAGGCATCACCCCTTTGCGCTGCAGCATCATCTCCATCGCCTTCTGCCGCCGCACCCCGCCGGCCACCTGGGTGGACAGATAGTCCTGTGCCCGCTTGTAGTAGCCATCCGGATCAAGGATTCCGACCCGGATGCTGAACTTGCTGTCCGCCTTGACCTTGAGCGCCCCCATCGTCCACCGAGTAGGGCGATCGAATACCCGCGCCATCTCCGCGATCTCGGCATCACGGATCGCCTGAGCGGTCTTGAGCAGCGCGCGCTGGGCAGCGATCTCGATCTGCCGAATCGTACCTGCAGAGGTGGACACCCTCACATCCAGCTTGATCATGCCGCCCTCCGCTGCTGCCCCAGCCACCATGCCGCGGCCTCACGGTCGAGGGCCGCCATCTGGTCCTGATGCGCCCGGGCCATGACGGCGTAGCGCGCCATGAACTCGCACCAGAACGCCACCTCGCCCAGGTCCTGCGCATCGATAGCAGCCTTGATGGCCTGGCCTATCTCCGCCACGTCCTCATCGCTCCACTCGCCGCAATCCAGGCACCAGGCCGCGGCGGTGCGGAAGTCCGCTCGCAACGCATCAAGCTCATAACTCATTCCGTCTGACCTCAAAAAAAGCAGTTGGACGGCGAGGTCAGACGGCGGGAAGCCGCTCAAATCCTCAATCCGTCTGACCGTCTGACCTCGGCAACGAGATAAAACAACACTGTCGAGAATGTTTAGGGGGATGGGGGAACGTTCCACATACGCGTGCGTATGCGCACACACATCTGCGCACGCGAGGGAATCGGTTAGACGAGTTGGACGGTCAGACGGATTCCCTATCCATGCGGGTTTCCGCCGTCCGACCTCGCCGTCTGACCTTGCGCGCCGTTTTTCGGTTGGACGGATTTCCAGATGCCACACAGGCCCTTTTCCGGACGCGCTGTGGCGCGCCGATCCCTGGGCGGCATGGTCATCTGGAATCATCCGTGACAACTTCATTCGGCCTATTCCTCAGCCATAGGACGCAAGTACACCCACTTCCGTGGCGGCATTGGGCGGCGGACCTTCCGCCACCCCAGCTTGGTCACCACGTTGCCTATCCTCGTTTGCAGCGATCGCTCTGCATGCTGGTACCCAATGCCGGCGGCGATTTCTTCCGTCGTGCATTCAGTGCCGAGCTGCCTGGCCAGCCACTCCGCCACGGCTCGACGAAGCTCCTCGACGTCCCTGCAATGCGTTGGTTTTTCATGCATGGTTGATCTCCTGAATGAGGGTTTTGATGGAAGCATCCAGCACCGCTTTGGCCATTTCGATCAGATAGAACGCTGCCCAGAAGTGATCAGGTTGATCGCCGCTGTAGGCTTGGGCGCAATCGCTCGCCATGTCGCGCGCGGAGGCCATGTAGCAGGAGGCCATTTCGAGGGCATCCACAGCGGGAACGCCGGGTCGCACCTCGAACAACAGGTCGCCGGCGGCGTTGATGCGGGTGAAGGACGTGCGGGTGGTGATGGGCGCGGACGCGCCGGGGGTTTGAGTGGTCATGGTGTGCCTCGTTTCGTTCAGATGACGAACCGCACACCCCCTGCCAAGAGGGTGGGCGGAACCGAACGGGTTGGCAGACCGGCGAGGCACCGGCAGGGCCTTGCGGCCCTCCCGCCCGGCCCGCCCATTGAACTGGACGCGCACAGGCAAAGAAAAAGCCGCTTGCGACTGCATAGCGGCTCTGCGCCGCCTCGTACCGGGCTGCCAAGCCCGTGTCGCGGGATTGACCGCGACGGGCGGAGTATCAGCCTGGCGAGCGGAATGGGTCAAGTGCAGGTCAGAACGGCACATCGACCGGCCTCCCTGCCTCGTGACGGCCTGCTGGCGCCGGCGGCGCCACTACGGCCACAGGGCGGACATAAATCCACTCACGGCGCCCGGTGGAGCGGCGGTCCTTCCGCCACCCCAATCGCGCCATCAGATTCCCGAGGCGCGTGGCCGCGCCCCGGTTGTTGTCGATCTTCTCCACCTCCATGCCGATGGCCAGGGTCAGCAAATCCAGCGATGTGAAATCGTTGGTCCCGCGCTGCACCGGGTCATCCAGCCAGTCCTGGAGCTTGTAGACCCACGGGTCGATGATCTCGCGCGACTCCTGCTCGGGCCGGATGTACTCCGCCTCCTCCTCGCGCGTGGCATACAGCCGGGCACCGGACCGAAACACATGCAGTGCCTCGGCCAGCAGTTGCGGGCGCCACTCTGTCAGCTTGTCCAGATCCAGATGCCCGGTCAGGCGGATCGGAAAAAAGCGCCGATTGCCCGTCGTGTCCTTCAAGTACTCGCCCTGATTGGTCGTGCCGGCGAACGCCACCTGCCGCGGCCTGTCGATAGTGCGGCGGGCGTAGGGCTCCCGGTAGTGGTCAACCTGCGTGGTCACGAAGGCCTTCACTGCCGTCGTTTCCGCCCGGTTGAAAGAGTCCATCTCCCCCACCTCATAGAGCCAGACGCCATCCAGGCCCATGTAGGAGTCCTTGTCGCCCAGCCGGAGCGGCGTATCGGCAAACCACTCGCCGCCGAGGATGCGCAGCGCGGTGGATTTACCCTTGCCCTGGGGGCCTTCCAGAATCGGCATGTAGTCCCACTTGATACCGGGCTGCATCACCCGGGCCACCAGGCCCACCAGAAACAACCGCCCGACGATGCGCAGATACTCAGACGATCCGGCCGTGGCGCCGAGGCACTCATCCAGCCAGAACGCCAGCCGCTCTACGCCATCCCACGGCCCCAGCCCCTCCAGATGCTCCCGCACCGGGTGGAACTTCGCCCGGTTGGCGGCCATGGCAACGCCGGATGTGATCGTCCCCTCACCCTTCACCAACAACCGGCACCGTTGCGCCATCCACAGGCCGAGGGACAGATCATCCTCGCTGGTCCACTCACCCGGTTCGCCGCCCGTGGGTGACAGACGCCGCTTCACCACCCGACGCGCAAAATCATCCCAGGCCACCACCCCGGCCCAGGCCGGATGCTGGGTCAGCAGCAGAAACACGTTCTCTCGGCAATCTTCCAGTGTCCCGCGAGTTTTCCAGATCATCCCGCGCATCCAGGCCGGGGACCGGCCATCGCCCTCATCGTCGCTCGCGCCAGCAGTTGGCGGCGGGGTAGCGCCATCGTCGCCCCCACCCCCACTGGACGCTGGCGCGAGCGCCACCAGATTGCCCCGGATAAAGTCCGCCAGGGCCGCACCGGTCAGGCCTTCAGCCACCGCATCGGCGATATCCCAGCCGTCAGGCTTCACCCCTGGCGCCGGGATGTTCACCAGCCACACCCGGCAACCCAAACCGAGGAGGATCTCCGCCACCTCAGCCATCGTCTTCACGCCCGGCTGCTGATCCTCAGGCAGCAGCGGCATCGCCGCCTGAGCCGCCAACCGCGCCGCATCGTCCGGCAAGGCATCCCGCTCGCCCTTGGTCAACGGGATACGCTTCGCGTCCGCATCCGCCCACAGAACCACCTTGCGGCCAGCCAGGGGAGACCAATCCGACTTTTTCGCCGCCTTGCCACCGCCTGACCAGCTCATCGACACCAGATCAGGCAGCTCTGCGGCGCCTGCATCGGCGCACTTCTCCCCCTCCGTCAGAAGCACCGTCGCATCGGGACGCGCGGCGAGGCGATCCAGGCCATAAAGCGGGCGCGGCGCCGGGAACGCCAGCCAGTGCCACTCCTCGTGGCCCGTCTCGCCATTGCGAGCCCAGACCAGCGGCAACACCTCCTTGCCGCCCTCACTGGTGCGGAACCGGTACACATAGCCCAGCACCCGGCCGGCGCCGTCGCGATAACACCAGGTCAACTCAGGAAACCGGCGCTTCAAGTGCGCCTTGGGCGGCTCGGGCGCATCCGCCGGCGCCGGCACAACCGCCACCCACGGGGTCACGGCCTTTTTCCGCTCAGGCGCAGGCGCAGCGGTGGGACCAACTCCCGGCGCCGGCAGCGACCCGCCCAGGGCCTCCACCGCATCCTGGAAACTCATCCCCTGGTGCTCGCGTAAAAACGAAATCGCGTCCCCATTCGCCCCACAGCCGAAACAGTGATAAATCTGTTTGGTCGGGCTCACCTTGAACGAGGGAGAATCCTCGGTGTGGAACGGGCAACAGGCCTCAAACTCCGACCCGGCTTTTTTCAGCGGAACGTAGCGGTCGATGACCGTCACGATATCGACGCGACTCAGCAGCGACGCGGTATCCACGCGATCACTCATGCTGCCGCGCCCCGGACCCGACCCCATCGACCCGCGGCATAGATCACCGCGCGATCGACTTGGCGCGGGTCAGCAACTCCTCGCCGGCAGCGAAGAAATCCAGCATCTCCTTTTCCAGGCGCGCAACCTCGGGCAGCGTCAACCGCCCATCGGCCAGGGCCGTATGGAACGCCTGGGAGAACTCACCCAGCTCCGAGATCAACCGCGTGTACGTCTCCAGCAGCGCCAGATCAGACACCTCACACGTCACCCGGGGGATCGGCGGCAGATAGCCCAGCTCATCGCACTGCGCACGCAAGATGCGATGGTCCGCCGTCAACACCATCAAGCGCACCGACTCAGCCAAAGACAAGTGATGCGTGGGCGTATTCGGATTCACTTTCGAATTCAGGACGCCCACCGGCATCCCCAGGCGCGGGGCGAGCGAAGAAGCCCCGCCCAGGTAATCGTGGACCGTGTGATAGGCCGCATCTTGCGTGTTCATTTTCTCACCCTAAAAACGCTGCCCGGGCCGGTCGCTGGCCCTAGGCTGGAGTTATCGACTACCTGGAGTTCCGTCCATGACCCAACGCGCAAACCCACACGCGACCAGGGAGAAGGTGCGCCCCGGGTTATCCAGACCAGACCGTTTACCCATCGTGAATGAAGGGGAGGGTGCAGGGCGCATTGAAGGGGTGGGGGTGCGGCCTGTGACAGAATGGAGACGCGACTCAACCATTGCCATTACAGGAGACCCCCATGGAAGAACTGGAAAACCGGATGGAGCGACTGGAAGACGCCCACCGCGCACTGGCGGCGCAGCACACAGCGTTGCTGCAGGTCTGCAGGGCCATGTTGCCGCTCATCGACGCCCCCGAAACGGACATCCGCAAAGCGCTGCTATACGCATACGACGGGATGACCGCAGAGATGGACCGGAGCAACATGGACAGCACCTATCAGCAAGACGCGCGCGCAGCGATCGATGCTTTGGGCGCTTCGGTGGTCGAGGCGGCAGGTATACGCGCGCGGAACCGGCGCCAGACATGAGCAGCACCCTAGACCGCTCCCAAAGCGCATCCGGAATGTCCCGCGCCATCACGCCGTCTCCTGCTGCTGTCTACGTTCATCTTCGCGACGGTCTGCGGCGCGGGGGTCGGGTTTGCGGCGCTCATCGTCGCGGCGGTCGCTGCCCAGGCGGGGCTCGCCCAGGGTGGTGGCCTGGTGCACCGGGGGTGTGGGGCGCGAGAGGGCAGGGATTGTCTGGGGGGCCGTCTCGGGCGGCTTGCTGGCGACCTCGGGCGGGAGGGCGTCGGTGGTGCCGCGCAGGTAGGCCCAGTCCATGTCCGGGCGGAGATCTTCGCAGCGGACGGCGCCGTGGGTGGCGCGTTCGATCTTGGGGCAATGCTCGGCGGGGATGTTTCCTCGGCGAATCCAATTGTGGACGGCCTGGGGAACGACACCGAGGGCCGCCGCCAAAGCGACCTGGCTGCCGAGGTGTGAGATGGCTTTTTTGAGAGGGTCCATACCCACTAGGCTAAACACGGTGTGTAGTATTGTCAACCACCTTGTGTATCAACACGCTGTTTATCACTTCAGACTTGCGCTGTGAAAGACGATTACCGCCGCCTTCTTGCAGCAGCCAGGGACCTAAAAGGTTGGGATGGGGCATCAGCCATCGCAACGCACTTGAGCCTTGCTGGCTACAAAGTATCTGAGCAAACGATGACCAACTGGAAAAGCCGAGGTCTATCGTTTGAAGCCTACTTGCGCACGTCACAAATCATTGGGTGTAGGCCTAACTGGCTTGAAACTGGTGGCGGGCCCATGAAAGATGCACCAGACACGAGCACTGTTGCTGTTAGTCATGCCGCCCAGCGCCTAATCGACCGTCTCATCGCCCTGGATGCAGCCGGAAACTGGACACCCGCGCTGCAGCGTGCCCTGGACGCCCTCCTGGACTTGGCCGCCCCCCGCGACGCCGCCCGGGGTCCGGAAGCACTGTCCGGCCTCATCGCCAGCATGGCCGCAGACCCGGGGTCGCAGACCCCGGAATCCATCACCGCCCTGAAACAGGCCATGGGACAGGTGGCAAAAAAACGAACAGCAACGAAGGATGAGGATCATGCGCAAGGCAGGGGAAAAGCCAAAGGCGGGCGTCA